TTTTTAAGAATTCATGGGAATATGGTCAACCAACACCAATCGCGCTAGGTCTAGATCCACCAAGACACTGGCATATGATTACAGAACATTTAAAATACCTAGACTATGTCATGGATTTTGATGTTAAAGCATGGGAAGAAAAATTAAATTTAAGATTGATGACCATGAATGCAGAAGTAAAAACTAAACTATATGAGGACGCATATAAATCTAGAGGAGAAAAATTAGATTTAAATTATAAAATGTTATCCACAGCCTTAGTTGTAGATTATACTGATGCTCTTGTATGTTTTAGAGATATAATGTATCGAAAAGCCTCAGGCCTTTTGAGTGGTCACCCTGGCACTCTTATGGAGAACTCAGAGATACATTATATGATTCTGAATCTGATAGCTTATCGAATTCTGATGAAATATCAGCCACAGTGGGCTAATATTCATTTCATTTATGAACATGTAAGATGTATTTTAGCGGCTGATGATGTATTAATTGCTATATCACCACTAGCTAGAAACTTCATTACATGTGAAAGAATTGTGAAGGAATATAACCAACTTGGATTTGAGATTACATCAGCTGATAAGAAATCAGAAATTAGACCTAAAAATATAGAAGAAGTTCAGTTTTTAAAGAATAGTTTTAGAAATGTGGAGGGCATTTATTATCCAAAGCCCAATATGTCTATTATAATTCAATTATTTAGCTGGTTTAGAGAGGACAGTGCTTTAAGTCCTCAGGAACAAATGCAAATTAATAGAGAGAATGCATTTGCTCAATTATGGTGGAGAGGAAAAGAGGATTATGAAAGAATAAGAGCGGAATTTAACCTTATTAATTTAAAACGCAATTATCAGTGGTCATTGGACTATTATCAGATGGCGGCACTATTAGAACAACAAATTCTAGATAGAGAATATAATTCACAAATACCCAATAGCACAATGGATGATGGCGAGGAAATATTAGACGAGATTTTATTTAATTAAAATGATTTTTTACAAGTTTATGCAGG